GCGTGCCCCCCGTTGCGAAGTATACCTTGTGGATCTAATTTTCTCACCAAATTACAATGTCTTATATATATAGTATATAGTATAGATAGAAGATAGTTCTTGACATGTCTTATACATATAATATATACTATATATAGAGCATTAGGAGTCATTAGGATCTGGGTATCCATAAATTAATCCAGCCTGCGGCGGAGAGAGGGATCCTACTAAATGGCGAATGCAGGTGATCTAGTGCTCTGCTATGTGTAACTGTGGTTTTGGATACCCCCTTCCCCATGGTTGCACTATATGAAGCGTAATGAACGCCGATTGCGTATCAACTTCAGGGGAGGGTCCTGAACGCTTCACCTAAAAAATAATTTTTTTATAAAATAAAGGAGACTAATATGCCTACAGTAGGAGTATATTTATCGAACGGGACCTATGCACGGCTTTACAGTGAGCATGGAAATGCCATTGGTAAGCACCTATCGTCTTTAGCAGATAGGGAAGTCGGCGTCACCGCTCCCGAACCCGTATCCAAGCTTATGCCAAAGAAGCGCGTCATCGACAAGAAGACCGGAGAGATCTTCAAAGACACTACAGCCTATGCTGAGGCCGATAAAAAGGTCAAGGAGCTAGCTTATGGTGAGCGAGACGGCGCTACTCAAGAAGAGATAGATAACATGGTAGGAGGTTTATAATGGCTGAATGTAAGCACGAAGACATCAAATACTTCGAGAAATATGATCACGCTGTCTGTCTTAAATGTGGCAGGATTTTCGGTCACGCCGTTACTCAGATTGAAGAGAGAATAGAATACAAATACATCTATGTCCCTCAAACTACATATCCTAAATGGCCTCAGATTTATTGTTCTACTACAAGCGATACAGGGAGGCATCTATGTTAAACATACTCAAAGGCCTCGCTGTGGTCGCTGTGATAGGCGTGGTGGCGTTTTGTTTGTTCTGGGCTGCCATAGGTCTATTCTTTATCCTAATATGGCTAAGGATGGTGATGCTATGAAATTGTATACAGATAGAAATGGAAAGCTATATTACTTCATGCAGAAGTTGCCTGAACCTATATTTCTGTTCTGGTATTGGAAGATTAATCACAAGCTACGACAACGCGCTAGGAGAAAGAAATGAGAAAGCCAGATTTAGATTACTCACTAATGGCCCGGATATATCCTAATGTGTCACGCCAGAGTTTCTATAACTGGTTTGAGACAGGCAGGGAATACGAGGAGCTATCAAAACGCGGTATCGCGATCTCACCATCGTATCTCGAGGAGATCTTTGAGTTCATTAATCCCAAGAGGTTTGATGACTTATCAAAGATGCCCCCGGGTAGGTTAGTAGAAGCAGAGAAGATATGGCTACAAACAGCCTATTCGTATCCCGGTGGCCCAATTATTGACCCTCGTCCGAGGAAGAATGCGTTAAAAGGAGTATATTACGATGAAAAAAGTAAGCGATGGTATCCGAGACCTTTCATCAAACTCCCGGGTTGATCAGAAACTAATCGCTGAGGTAGGAAGAATCAATCAGAGAATCGACTTCCTAAAGAAATCTACCGGAATATACGCCGGACTGAAGAAGATAACATACCAGCAGCTAGTGTTCATGCAAGAATACCTACGGGAGGGAGATCCAGAGATCGCGGCGTTCAAGGCAAACACAAGAATAACAAAACAAGCTTCGGCTAGAAAATGGGGAATGAGACAGTTGGAAAATACATTCATACAATCTACAATAAAGAAGGCCTTAGAAGGAGAAGAGAGGCTGTCACCGGCGAAGATCGCGAATAAGGTGGCGGACGCTTTTGATAATGCTGCTACTGTAGGGGATGTAATCAAGGTAGCGGAGTTTGTAACTAAGACTAGAGGAGAATACAATGACGGGAACAAGATTGGGATTAATGTCGGCCTCGGAGTTATCGGAGGTCAATCGACTGAAGAGCTTGAGAAACAGTTTGCTATCCTCGTTGGAGGTGGAGAAGATCAACCAATCGAATCAAGAGAGGATAACCTCCTTGATGAAATTACTCTCCGAGACGGAAGCGAAACTGGGGCTGCTGAACTTTGATTTCTTTAACGAGTTCATACTAGGCTGCGGGAATCTATCAGATGTTCACCACGATTTATGTGAACTAGCTCAATACGGACCAGAGAGACAGCTCACGCTGATCCCCCGTGGTCATTTGAAATCCCAGATATTGACCATTGGGTTCTCTGTTTGGAATATAATTTTAGATCCTAATATCAGGATATGTCTCATGAACGCTAAGGCGGATAATGCCGAATCCTTCCTCACAGCGATCAAGGGACACTTTGAGTCCAATCAAAAGCTACGCATGCTCTACGGAGATTATGTGGGTAAGAAGTGGAACGAGGGGGAGATCGTTACATCCAAGAGAACGAACCCCTCTCTCAAAGAGAATACGATTAAGTGTTCCGGTGTAGGTGCTTCACTTGTCTCACAGCACTACGATTTGATTATCCCGGACGATGTAGTTAACGAAACTAATGTCACCACCAAAGAGCAGATAGACAAGGTAAAAGAGTGGTGGGGCCTATCACAGTCTCTTGGAGATGGTGAGAAGACTCGCTGGAGAATCGTTGGCACGCGTTATCATGATGACGATCTCTATGGCGAACTGATTGAGAAAAATGATGCTGCGCCTAAGCCTTACAATATTTATATACGAAGAGTTATAGAGGACGGCAAACCTATCTGGCCGTTCAAGTTTAATGAAGAACATATCGCTGATATTAGAGCTAACCAGTCCGCTTACACCTTCTCTTGTCAGTATTACAATGACCCGATCAATGCTGATGACGCCATCTTTATGAAGGAATGGCTACAGTATTATGATGACGAAGATGTTGTGGATAAGAATGGTGATCCAATTAAAAAGATGAATCACTTCATAACTGTTGACCCAGCGATCGGTCAGTCTGATAGAAACGATGATACAGTCTTCTGTCACACTGCGGTTGATGAGGATAACAACTGGTATGTGAGCTTCCCTTCTGTTGGTAAATTCACTCCCGGCGTAATTATCGATAAGATGTTTGACCACGATGAAGAGTATAAACCCAAGACTACCGGTGTTGAGGGCGTAGCATTCCAGAAGGTTCTACAGTATATGGTCAATGACAAGATGAAAGAACTGAATAACTTCATTCCGATAACTGAACTAAAACCTAACGCCAGATCAAAGGTAAATCGCATTAGAGGCTTACAACCGCGTTTTGAAAATGGTATAATATATATACGGAGAAATGATAAGAATTCAGAAAAGTTTGTTGATCAGCTGTTGAGGTTCCCTACCGGAACTCATGATGACATGATTGACGCGCTCGCATATATGTTAGACATCGCGTATCCTCCTCGCAAAAAAGAGAGAGATGAACGCAAAAAGACTCGAAAACCGATGGATGGAATCACTAATTATTAGGAGGCTAAATGCCAGCAGAACAAATTGAAACCACCGAAGCGATGGATACGGTTCAACCGGACGGAGCTGAAGGTGAAATCGTTGAAAAGGTTTTAGTAAAATCATGGTATCCCTCATTTTTAGATAAAGAAATTGACGGCACTGATGAAGAGAAGGCCGCCATTTGGGTCAACGACAGACGCAAGTCTATGGCCGCTGCTCGTCAACCCTACGAAGCAATTTGGACTGCAAACGAAGAAGCCTACCTAGTTAAACAGGGAACTACTATCGTTGGTGAAGAGTGGAGATCTACAATGACCGTCCCTCTTACTCATGGTATGGTAGAAACTGTAGTCGCAGAATACGCTGACTCACAACCAAAATCATTTATTGACGCCGGTCAGGAATCTTATGACCACGGCGCTAAGATAATTTCAGATATTAAGAAATATACCGAGATGAAGGGTGACGCTGATCTAGAAGATAATGTCGCCTATCGTTCTATGGGTATGTATGGAACGGCTATTGCTTGGGAATACTACAGAGAAGACCCAGTAATCGTCAAAGACCTCAAGTCTGTGGATAAAAAAGGTATCAAGACTTGGGATATTTATGAAACTACAGAGTTTAACGACCCTTACCGCAAGGTAATCTCACCTTGGGACTTCTATCCTCATGAAAATGCTACCACTATGGGGAATATGATCGACTGTATCCGCAGAGAATCTATGGAACTTCATGTATTTAAGGACGCTTATAAGAAATATGAGAAGGCAGCTGATGTTACTGCCGGTGGTGAGACTGACCAGAAGGAACCAAATCCTCGTCCAGTCGGAGACCAGAAGCAAATGGTGGAAATACTTCACTATTACAACAAACCTCAAGATACTTACTGGATTGTCGCTAATGGAATCCTATTAAACGAGTTTGAATCATCTCTACCAGATGAACATAAGATGCTTCCATTCGCAGAAGGTTGCTATATCAAGCGTTTGAACCACTTCTGGGGTCTATCACTACCAGAAATCATCGCTGGAACGCAGTCTGAGCTCAATACTTTACGCCGTTTGAGAATGGATAGAGCCAAATTGAACATCGCTAAGGTATTCCTTATCTCAGAGCGTGCTGATATTGACGATGACGAGCTACTTGTTCGTCCCGGAATGCGTATTAATGTTCAAGATCCTAACAATTCAGTCAAAACACTGGACTTTTCAGACACTGGAATGTCAGCTTACAAGGAAGAAGACGCATTATTCCATGATTCACAGCTTGGAACTGGTGTTTCTGACCCTTCAATGGCCACTGTTTCAGGTGCTACAGCCACCGAATCAGCCATTGTTAAGGAATCTACCCTAAAAAGAATCCGCGCGGGCATGAATATCTTCCGTGTTACCTATACAAATCGTCTTGGACGCCTTCGTTTGGCCAATATCCTAGCTGCTTATCGTGATCCTATGAAGGTAAACGAGGTTACTGGGGCTGATGGAGAGGTAAAAGCTGACGCAGTTTATCGTCAGATCCAAGTTGAAGACCCTAAAACAGGCGCTTTAAGCTCAATTACGGTTAATCCAGATGAAATCCGTGGTGAATATCACTACAGAAGTGAGTCTATGAGCTCGATTCCACTATCTAAAGCACTACAAGAACAGAGATCTGAAATGCTATTTGACCGTCTTATCCAGCTACCTACCACAGATCCTACCAAAGCTACTAAATGGCTGATGACAGCCCACCAAGAAGACCCTTACGCAGTCCTATTTGATAACATTGATACTGCTGGTCCAGAACTAGCCTCCGAAGAGAACGCTAGAATGATGCAGGGTGGTCAATTACCGGGCACTATCGGTGCTACTCCTGAACACACCATGAAGCACTTGATGTATGTTAGAGAGAATGCTTGGGTTATCCCTGAGAATATCGACCAGATCTTCACTACTCACATCAATTCTGAGTTGAATCCAGTGACTCCTGCCGGTGTAGGTGGCCTAGCTGCCCCAGTTGGCGCAGAGGGCGCTCCTATGAGCGTTGGTGGACCTACCGGGTCTGCTCCTATGGAAGGTCAAATGACTGGTCCTGAAGGCGGTGCTCCGACTCCAGCCGGAATGCCACAAGCCGCAGGCGTCCCGGGACAACCTCAAGGTGGGAATCCAATGCTACCTGACATGAGTGCAGATGGACAACAGCAAGGCGTTAACGCTTCAATACAATAATAAAGGAGGTTCGGCATGATACTGATCGGTAAAATTAAATTTGAAGACAGGGAAGCCCTATCTAGGATCTACCACAGCAAAGACTGGGAGGTCGTAGTTAGGATATTCGGGGAAAACGAAAGAGAGATCATACATCGAGAGATGGAAAATACAACCTCAATGGAGGATCTAGCATTTGCGCAAGGTCGAATCGCAGGTGTGAAAAAGTTAATTAAAGGAATAGCCGAAGCCGGTAAGAGCTTCGAGAAAGAGGATGAAGATGAGCAAGAAAACACCACAACCTACAACGGTTAGCCCAGAGTTCAACCTACAGTTCAAGTCCAAGGTAGAAGAGCTGCAGGAGTGGGGACTAGATAATGGCGTTAGAATTGACGCATTTATTGATGTTTCAATCAACGGATTAGTCCCAATGATTTCATATCAGGAACTCAGCGAACAACAGAAGGCTAGTTATGCAGAGCATAAGAAAATTCTAGCAGAGTCCCTGAAGGTGGAAAAGGATACTATCACTACTAAATAAATGGTATAATATATATAGAACAATTTAGTATCTTGATAACAGAGGGTTCGGCAATCATCTGGAAGTGTTTTTAGCTTCTGAAGGTAAGCCGAACCCCTTCAGAGCTATAAAGGCTTCCAGATGGAGGCCTTTTTTAGTTAGATAGCAACCCGGCACAAGCCGGCCTATAAATAAAAAAGTAGCGCAACCCCGAAAGGGACCGCACAGAAAGGACATTAACATGTCAATGAAACCAGACTTGTCAGAGTCAGCCGAGGAGAATGTAACCGAAGTGAATCTGGATGGACCAGACACCGAAGAGACAGAAGTCTCAACTGAAGTCGCCGATGAGGATCTCTTTAACGGAGAGCCACTAGACGAGGAGAAAGACGCGAAACTCATGGAAGCGTTCGGAATCGAGCCTGACGAAGAAGAAGAGGTTACTCCTGATAAGGAGTCTGAGACTGAGGACGAGGAAGACGAGGGGACCGAACCTCTGGAAACAGAGAAGGAATCCGAGGACGAGAAGCCCAAAGAACCAGTAGTAGAACCTGAAAAACCCGTTGTTGATTATGAGAAGAGATACATCGACTCACAACGCGAGGTTGTCGAAGTATTGCTCCCAGCTAAAAAGGAGCGTGATGATCTCTTGGCAGAGAAGACCAAGTGGGATTCGGAGAAGGAAGAGATTCGTGGGATTCTGCGTAGCGACCCTGAACTCCTAAACAAGTTCACGGAAGTGGCAGAGAACTATGTTCCCGTCCAGAAACCGGTCGCACCTGTGGTGGATCAGACAATTATTGATGAGGCAGTCAAAAAGACTATTGGCGAAGATGGGCTGAAAATGCTCAACGATGCTAAGGAAAAGACTGAGAAAGAGCGCGGAGACGCAATCGTAGCCTTTGAAGCAGCCCACCCCGGTCTAACCTCAGAAGAGAGAGGAATTCTCGCTACCCAGACAGCAATCCTAGAAGCTAGTTTGAAGATACCTTTGCATGAAGCTCTTGAGCGATCATTCAAAGCAACATTTCCAGACCGAGCATTTGCCGCCGAAAAAGAGAAGCTTGAAGAAGCCGCTCGCGTGCGCGCAGCTAAGAGGGACGGTGCTACCGTTACAACTACCGGATCAGCCGGATCTACAGGATCTAAAAAAGTCGCTCCCGCATTAACAGCTAAGGAACTAAAGCTTGCAAAAGCATTCGGACTGACAGCAGAGGAAGCGGCCGCTCAACAAGATTAAAACATTAAAAAAAGGACTAAACTTATGAGAACTATTGGATCTCTAAGCGGAAACTTTGAAGGCGCTCTATATGAGTTCACTGCAGCTGAGACTATCACCAAAGGTGATCTAGTTTCAATCTCTGGTGGTGAAGTTATATGTGCTGCTGCTACTGAGGTTATCCTCGGAACTGCAGTAAATAGCGCAGCAGATGGCGAACAAGTTCTCGTCAACTGTGACCCACTTCAAGTTGTCGTTATGCCAGCAACCGACCTCACTGCCGCTATGGTAGGTGAACACATGGACATTGAGGGAACTACCGGAGCTCAAAAAGCTGACGGAAGTGACCACAAGACAGCCACAGCCCAGTTAACATTAATTAAATTCATCAGTGCCACAGAAGGTGTTTTCACCATCTTTGAGCGTGTCGTATAAAGAAGGAGAACAGATAAATGTCAGCAAATAGACTACAATTCAGTCCTCTTCTCTTTAAGGGCCTTCGTAAGGTTTACGATGATGTCTACAAAGAGTGGGACGAACAATATTCTAAGCTTTTCAATGTGCAAACATCTGAAATGTCTGAGGAAACCGACTACAGCGTAACTGGTTTCAAACTGCTTGATAAGGTCAACGAAAATCAGCCAGTTAGTTACCAAGATCCACTACCGGGTTACAGCGTAACCTACAAGCATGATACTTTTAAGGGTGGTTTCACCGTTACTAAGGAAATGCTTGATGACGACCAATACAATGTAATGAAGAAAAAAGCCGGCGCTCTTGCTAAAGCTGTTCGTAGAACAGTTGAAACAGAAGCTGCTAAAGTCATCAATGGCGCTTTCGGAACTACAGTTGTAACAGGTGGCGATGGTAAAGCCCTCATCGCAACTGATCACCCTCGTAAAGATGGTGGAACAGCTCAGTCAAACATGGGAACAGGCAAACTTACAGAGCCTAACCTTATCGCCGGTATGCTACAAATGCGTAGCCTGCTTGACGACCAAGGTCAGAAGATCATGGTTAAGCCTAACAAACTCGTTACTAGCCCTACCAAGGAAGCAACTGCTAGAATTCTTCTTGAGTCCGCTCAAAGAACTTCTACAGCTAATAACGACATCAACCCAATCAAGGGTGCTCTAGAACTCGTAATTTACGAATATATGGACGCAGACAAGCAGGAATATTGGTTCCTTATCGATTCCAGCTTGAATGAGCTCAACTTCTTCTGGAGAGAGAAACCTTCATTCACTGAAGAGAATTCTTTCGACACAGATGCTCGTAAATACAAGACTCGTTGCCGATTCTCTTGCGGATTCAGCGACTGGCACGGTATCTACGGTTCTAACGGAACTACTGCCTAATCTTAGGTTGTTAACCCTCGGGGCCGGGATATAGGCCCCAGCTTATTAAAAAGGAGACAATATGTCAGAATACAAACAAACAAACCTCACCGAGGTTGTCGCTGACAAGCTCACAGTCGCTGGTGTAGATGTCACTGCAGCTATGGCAGAAGTAGCCACTATCAATGGTCTTACTGCATCTGCAGCTGAACTGAACATGGTAGACGGTCTAGCTACAGCTCCAGTAATCACCGGAGCCGCTGGTGCAGCCAATGTAGCCAACATCACTATCACTACTGGTGTTGCACGCCCTCAATTCTTGCTAGTTTGGTTATCAGACTCAGCAGCAGGCGAAGGTCTTACAGCTACTGCAGCTTCCGGAACGGTTCAAGCTAAGACTAACTCAGGAACAGTTATCAACGCTTTAACAGCTAAGAAGGCTTTACTGGTTCAGACTAAAGCAGACGGAACATTCGTTCTTGAAATCACCGACACCGCTAAGACACAGAATAAAGTTTGCGTATCCACTCCTATGGGTGAGTTACCAACTGTATACAGCGTTCTTACAGCTAACTTCGGTTAAGCCCCTATGGGGGCGGGCAAAAGCCCCCAACCTTATTAAAAAAGGAGAATAATTATGGGATGTTACCCTAACACTAATTTCGCAACAAGTGAACGCCCTACATGTGGGCCAACAGATCCAAATCTTTATGCTAATAAAGCAGAAACAACCGAAGAGGTTGTATTCCCAGAGGGAATCAAAGACATTGGAGATGGCAAAGTAAAGTGTGTAGTTTGTGATAAAACTATGAACGCCTCTAAACTAGGCGTTGCTTCGCATGTTCGTAGCGCAGCTCACAAAACAGCCATTGAAGAAAATGTAGTAGAAACAAAAGAAATAATTGAGTCGGCAGAAAACGAGGTAATCGATGAGCCAACTGTTTAAGAAGGACAAATCTAGCGCAGTAGCAACTGCCGGACTTGCTTCCAGAGACTATGAGGCCAAGACTCTAACAGTAGCTAACGGAGCTACTGACTATAACTGTAAAACTACCGGAGCGATGTTCGCTAATTTAGCCACATCATATTACACAGAGATCAGAACTAGCCACGCAATCACGGTAAAGATTAATTCTACAGACAATGCCGGGATCGATGTTCTAGCCGCAGATTCACCATATATCATTGACTGGGCTCAGGTCGAAAATCTATTCATTAGTAACGCATCAGGAAACGCAGCTACAGTTAAAATCGTAATTGCCGGATAGGAGGACACATGGCACGACAAAGAAACCGAGAAGAGATACAACAAAGTATCGAAGATCTCGCGTATCGTGAGAGCCAGCTGACCCCTATTGTTAAACAATTAGAAGAAGAGAAGGAATTACTAGAGACTGAAGTCGCAAAGTTTACCGAAACTTCTAAAAATGAAATTAGCAATCTGAAGGCTGATCTTGAAGGATATGCCAGAGAAATAAAAGAGAAGGTAAAAGCCATCTCTACTCTTGACGCTGATATTAAGTCAGCCAAGAAATCACTCAAAGATATTAACGAAGATATTACAACTCTCGTTAAAGAATCTGATAAACAAAGACAAGTTCTTGAAGATTTAGACAAGAGCGTAGAGTCCGGCCATGACAAGATCAAGGAACTCAAGGACGAAGTAAAAGCAGTCCTAGAAGAAATTGATATAAAGCAGGTTGTTAATGCTGAAGTCATGGTAGAATTAGAAGCCACTTGTTTGAAGAGACAGACTGCTCAAAAAGAACTTGAGTCTGTAATCGCAAAACTAAAAGAGTCTGAGAAGCAAATGGAGGTCGCTAAGGCCTTTGTAGCCGCTAAAGACTCAGAGCTAGCTCCAAGAGAAGAAAAGCTCGCACAGGGCCTCAGAGAGCTCGAGGACGCAAAGAAACTCAACGCTGAGGAACTAGATCGGCTGAAGAAGATCCGTGAAGATATTTCTAATCAAGAAGCAGAGCTTTTGATCGCTAAGGACGCCTTCGCAATCAAGGAAAAAGAAGTCAACGATCGAGAACAAGCCGTAATCCAAAGAGATGACGACCTAACTATTGCTAAGGCAAAACTTCGAGAGGAAATCAAACGAGCCAAGCTTGAAGAGATCGGAATAATCTAATGGCAGCAGTATTAAAGACTTATGTCTACACTGGCGCTGGTGGGACCGGAGCTGATAGTGGAGATCAATTAAGATTCAAAAACGCAGATAATAATACTGACGATATGGTGAATCCAGTTCAGATACCTGACGCTGGAACTAACTACTCATTCAAGAAGACTATCTGCCTTCACGCTACAACCGGTCCCTCCGTATCTATCTCGAATGTTAGAGTCTACACCGATGGAAACAATGGATTCGGTAACGGCGTTACTGTATATGCCAAGGCCGTTTCAAGTTATACACAGGCTACTGACGCATCGCAGATGACTGGTGGAGTAGACTTCTTTACTAAAACTCAGGCTTCTCCATTGACTCTTACAGGGACAATCGGGGCCGGAGCTACTGGTAGGGGTAGTATCCAATATGTAGAACTTCAGATGGTAGTTCCAGCAGGGGCTACTCCGGGAGATCTAAACGCTATCTTCGAGAATCTAACATGGCAATTTGACGAGGCATAAGGAGAACAATGTCTGTAGGTAATGCAAAAGTAGGAATATGGAATCCAGAGACTAATGAAGAGGTCATCATTGAAGATGGCGCTCTTCATGTTAAAGTTATCGGAGGCGGTGGAGGTGGCGGCGGCTATGAGATAGTCGGTATTAAAAATGCTTCAGATATTAGAATAAATCCAGCTACAGAAGATGCACAAACTACAGGTAATAATACATTAAATGCAATAGCGGATAGACTGACAAACGGAACCCAGAGAACTATGTTAATGGATTCTTCTGGAATGTATGCTGTGAACCCTGCCACAGAATTTACAGTCCAAGCAGTCGTAGATGCTATCGGAGTCCTAAACGCAGCTGGACTGGCTAAATCTGCTGACTTTGATAATTTCTGGAGTGACGGAGTAGCAGCAAAGCCAAAAGATCCTCAAGGAAATCACATCAGCCCATCAAGATATGCTCCGATAATGGCAGGACCATTAGTAGAAGGAAGTTATATGTATATGGCATTTAAGGATAACGGTGCTGCAGGAGGTTACTATATAACTAGGCAACACCTAACTACTACTATTTGGGAATATTATTACAGACAAACTTATGATCCATTTGGAGACTTACCAACTCTATGGGCCATAAAAGATACGCTAGAATATGGAGGACCAATTTAATGAAACTTATTAAATGGAGAAATCTTGAGATATTATGCGAGAACTATACGATTGAGAATGGTTTTGTAACCTTCGCATTCGGTAATTTTGAGATAATGGTCCCGGAGAGTGAGGTTCACCTTGGCTAAATTATATTGTGCTAGTTGTGGAAACGATGAAGAAGAGTGCACTTGTAATGATGAGTTGCGGTGTCTTGTTGAAAGAGAAAATTTACCAGAGGATAAGCAGTAATGGCAGTAACATATAATACAAAGCGAGCATGGAATACGGGAAACGGATCAGGGGTTCACGCTGCTGGTGTTGGTTATCGTGCTATTTATACTTATAATCTGACTACATTATCTGCAGATCTTACTACTTCTACCGCTCATGACCTATTCACAAATACTTGTGCCGTAGGAGAAACTTTATACTTATTTACATACGCTAAGACCAGAAAGATTTATGTCACAGTTGGAACCCCTCGTAACGGAACGGTTACATTCAAGTGGTATTACTACAAATGGGACGGGACTATCCCTCAAACGGGCCGTGGATCTTGGGTAGAGTTTACTCCAACATCAGATGCTTCTGCCGGATTCACTCTCACTGGTGAAAGAGCGATTGAACTACCTATTGAATCTATGCCGGGAATGAGTTGCACCAACTTTATTCCTTATACAGGTGAAGGTCTTACCTCAGCTCAGGCTACTCAGGGTGCTATGATCAAGTGCGTAGTTGCTACTTCTTCAGGTGTTACCGAGGGTGGAGCTACTAACGCTGCATGGCAGTGGGACGATAACACCCTTCAGATTGACGGATACGCCTCCGGAACTGCTTCTGGATCTTTGATTGGTATTGGCCAGATAGCAAGTATCGCCAGATCAAGTAATGTGGTAACAATTACTACTCAAACTCCTCACGGATTCTCAAACGGAGATACTATCCTCGTAGGTGGAACCGTATATACCGGTGCTACTTCCTTCAACGGGCAAACAGTTATAGCATCGGTCCCGACCTCGACTACTCTCACATTCGCATCTACTGGTGAGAATGGAACCGGTGTAGCAAATATAGGAACTGTAGTTAATAAGAATGTCACCTCAATATCCAGAACCTCTAATGTGGTTACGGTTACTACCGCAGCTAATCATTATCTAGCAGTAGGAATGCCTGTTCAGGTAGGAAATATTTCTGCTTTTGTAGCTAACGCCGGAGCTGTTAGAGCCACTAATGTAGTTACAATAACTACCACGGACGCACACGGATTCATTACGGGCCAGATAGTGTCTGTCGCTGGTGTGGGATATGCCGGGGCAACTCCATTCACAAATGCAACTGCCACAATCACCGTTACTGGTGCGAATACCTTCACCTACGCTCAGACTGGTGAGAATGGAACTTCTACTACTGGTGGAACTGTCGCAGTTACAACCGTAACTGGGACATTCTTCGTAGAGTCAGTCCCTTCGGCTACTACTTTTACATACACAAGAATCGGTGAGAATATGACCGCTAATAGAGGTTCAGCTTATACGCTAGGAGGTCTTAGAGCCACCGGCGCTTCTTGGACTGTTGGCGCTAGGACTAATAGGTATATCAGAATAACGGGTGGAACTGGTGCTGGACAAATGAGAAAAATAACTGGTAACGGTGCTGATTCACTCACAGTTAGCTTGCCTTGGACAACTGATCCAGACAATACTTCTACTTACGCAGTATTCCATACATTCCAAGACATCAAAGACGCTGATACGGCCGGAGGTTGGGGAATCTGCACAAAAGATAGAGCAAACTATACGATCAAGGCTCATATCAGACAGACCACAAATGGTCATGTCTCCACAGTCAGTGAGAATATCTCAATCGGAACTGAGGATTATGGTTATGAGTGGACTAACGCCGCTGGAACTTACTTCGTCTCTGGTGAGGTTGATTGGAGGAATCCAGATAGAACTAAGAACGGTTCTGTAATACTTCACTACAACTCAGGTTGTAACTACATGTATATGCAAGGTAACTTCTATCTTTACGCCGGGTTGGCTCGTATCTTCTACTACCATGGTTGGTATACTCTTGGGACTGATAACTACTATCAGAACTTCATCATTCAGCCATATCAGGGTGTTATCGGTGGAACTGCTACTTATAAGCGTGCTACTATTCTAAACTTGAACACAGCAGCCGCTACTTACCTATTCACTACTCCGGCATCAGTTTGGGACGATGTATTCTTCCAGAACTCTATGTTCTCGCTAGACCCGGGCTATCATCCTACGCTTCTAAACTGTGCTACGATCAGAAATGCAGGTTCAAACTGGACATCTCGCTCTGCTTCTACGGCAGGTCAGATTAAATATGCTGCTCTTACCGCTATCAATACAGTTATCCCGGAAAGAACACTATGGTCAGTAGCACTTACGAACACAAAGCTAAGGACTGAATCATTCTTCAAATGGACATCGGACTTGAATGTCAAAGACACGGCCGGATCGCTACTGGCAGATGTAAATGTAGAAATCAGAGATGGATTCGGTAGATTGGCTACTTGGATAGATTCAACTACCACAGTCGCAGCTAATAAACTTGAAGCCATTGATACAACCGGTTCTTGGGGTCAAGCGTATATAGATGTCGTAGACGGGACCAAAATTACCACTGGTGCTATGATAAAGATCGACTCCGAGGTGATGGCTCAAACTAGGGTTACAAATACTCTTACTCTCACGCGTGCACAATGGGATACTCACATAGCGGCTCACAATATGAATGGAGCTACTACTCTTCCTGTTTATCTGTCTACTCCATATTTAACTACAAATTCACTAGGTAATACTCCTCAGCAAACATTGTTAGAGGTTAAAGAGATCTGGTATGGAGTTGATACTCCAGCTCCTTATAATGATGCCGTCCAGAGAGAAATATCCTACAATCCTTATGTGTTCAAACTCAGAAAATATGGGTATATCTTCCAAACTATCACTAAGGCTATTACTTCTAAAGATATAGGATCGGCAGTTATGGCAACAAATCCATTCGTAGTCGCTTCAAGTTCAGCTGCAGCCGCCTATGCCTCTTCAGACCAGATTGAAATACAGGGTAACGACAAACACATCCATGTCGGGGCTGCCTCTACAATCCAGCATCTATACGACTACTCACAATACTGGGCTTCTCTAGGTGCTAACATGGCCTATGACGAACCTATCGTCACTACTGACGGTATCAACTTCACCGCCGGTAAAGGTTGGCTCATTGAAGGAGCAGAAACTTACCTAGCTTCAGACGGTAAAATCCTCAAAGAACAGAACTCAGGCGGAACTCTAACATTCGCCTATGCTCCAGTCACTCTAACAGGCGTAGTCACTGGATCAACCTATAGAATATCAAAGACTTCTGATAACACAGCAATATTCTCGGGGACTGCCGCAGGCACAACCGTAAATACGGCTAGATATAAGTGGTCAGTAGATTTGGGAGTGACAGTGAGGGTTCGTAAGGCCGGATACCTACCGTTTGAGGTAAATGGCACGATCACCCAGAATGGATTATCAATAAATGTTTCACAAACGGTAGATGGAGTATATGTATGACCTATATAGCGATTAAAGATTACCCAGAACACGGGTTCAAAAAAGGCGATATAGTTGGGATGAATGATAAGTTCGCGAAAAAGCTTATTAAAGAAGGTATAATTAAAGCTGCGGAAGCAGAGAAGGAGTAAGAAATGGCAATTTCCTACAATTACACGACCAAGGTCATTACAGTTGATGCCACAGCCACTCTAAGAGCAGTTTACTCTGACTCTATGAATGTGTTTGATGACGCAGCTCAGATGGATGACCTAGTTCCTCTAAGGGCGGACACGCCGACCCTTTTCACATTAATTAACGGTTGGACATTCTCGGCTGGATCAATCCAGTATCTGACCTCGGCGGCGCTACAAGATGCGGCCGGAGACAATATCTGGACGAATGTTCAGACTCTGGGTTCTATCGTAACTGGGACTACCCTCTATATAGAGCAAAATGGCTCAGTTGCTTGGACCGCAGGGACCACCGGCCACATAAATATGCTGCTGAAGGTTCGTAACGCAGGGACTGACATCGCTTCAAAGGCATTTACAGTTTATGCTCGTAAATTCCAACAAACTTATAGCTCATTCGCCACAACCGGTGGAGCTATCGTATCTAACTGTCCGTTGGCTACGGCTTCTGACCCTCAGTTAGATATAGCAGATGTCACAGTCGCTGCTTACACTGGAATGTCTATTACTTGGGGAGCTACCACTAAGGACGCTGGAGATGGCGCTGGAGCGGTTGCTTACGGAGTTGTAATTGACGCAGGCGGTAAGACACTCAAAGAAGCTTACAACTGGATTCAGAGAGAACTTCTACAATCTACAGATATTGATGACGGTGGTGGAACTAAACTCGGTTATATTACTGGCGAGTTAGTCTCATTCACGGGTTCAATGATTACCAAACAGGGTGTTTGGATACAGAACTTCGCAGCCGCAGACGCTAACAAGATTAAATATACTGATAACACTGGAACTCTGCATACTCCTCCAGTATCAGTCCCTATCACAATCGTATCTAGCGCGGCTATGAGCGGTGGACGAGTAGTAGTTTACAAACTAGCAGCAGCTTACGATCCAACTACTTGGAATCCAGCTACTTCTATCGTAGCTACCCTACTCTCAACTACACTAGATGGTTCAGGTAACGCCTCTACGACCCTTACATACACTACGGACCTATATACGGTCACTCGCGTGCGTAAGGCAGGATATAAGCCATTTGAGGTTGGCTCAGTCCTAACATCAGCTGGTTTATCAGTAACCTCAATCAACGAACCTGATACGGTTTATATTTAAGGAGAACTAAATGGCAATTTCTTTTGACGGCCCTTCTAAGATAATCACTGTCACTACTGAAACTGATTTTCAGATGGTGGATATTTATGCTGCCGCAAAAGAGTGGGAGGATGATGAAGATAACATGCAGTATCATTCTCCCCTTGATGCCACGGTTGACCTTCGTTTCACCCTAAATTATGGGTGGACATTCCAACCTGACGGATATGCTACCGGGACTACGATAAATGTCGCAGGAACGCTAGTAACGATGTTCGGTAATCCTAAGACAACCGCTGCAGTATCGGGTGAGCAGGTGACTTGGAACTTTAACGCTCCGGCCACTGCTATCATGATCTCTACGGGTTCAGGGTTATCAACTGAAGAGCACAATAAGCTATATGGTATTGATATAAAGGTTGGTGGATTATATGGGAAGTAAACTATGACATGGTTAGCAGTAAAAGATAACGCAGAGGGAACTCTATTAAATAACATAGATTCTTTTGTTACAGAGATCCCCCTAAATGTAAATCAAGGCCAGAAGTTCCCTTCGGCTGGTTTTGCTTTAACTATAGATAATGAGAAGATGTATTGCTCGTCTCGGACCACAGATACCCTCACGGTTGAGCGCGCGTATGACGGGTCCGAAGCTTCTGACCACGCTTCCGGAGCTAAAGTAGAACTCAGAGTAATCACAAAGCACATCACAGATATAACTGACGCAGTAGATGAAATACAGACATTTGAGACAGAAGAAGTTATCCCCCATTTAGACTCTACAGATCTTCACTGGAAAGAGCATAATCACTCAGGTGCAGGCAACGCAGGAGGCTCTCTAAGCACCTCATCTCTTGTAAATGGGGAAATACCGGGCGGGACTCCAAACGGCGTCCTGACGGCATTCACAACGGCCTCAGCCTATACTACGGGGTCATTAAAGGTATTCAAAAATGGAATAAGACTAAAAGGAGGTGGGAATGACTACACTGAGGTCGCTAATGGCTTCACAATGGTTACGGCTCCGGCAACAGGAACCGTTCTTCTGGTTGACTATAATACTGTCCCTAGCGTATTTGCTACTGGTAGCACTAGCTTTATATATTCTGAGTTGTGCGGTGGCACTCCCAATGGAACTCTCACAGCATTCACCACAGCTTCATCGTATGTGTCGTTATCAACAGCAGTATTCCTTGACGGAGTAAGAATGCGGCGTGGGGTAGATTATACGGAGACTAATAGCACGACTATTACCTTCTCATCGGCCCCTCTCACTGGCTCTGAAGTCTTGATTGACTATCAATCAGCAGTATCTGTATCTGGTAACGCCGACACTTTAGACGGATTCCACGAAGCAACCTTCACTCGTCAGACATTCTCTGATGCCCTAAAAGTAAAAACAGATTATCTGTCAGCTCCCGACACTGGGTGGATAGCACCTACTCTTCAAAACAACTGGGTAAACTATGGTGGCTATCCTGAAGCAGGCTATAGAAAAGATGCTATGGGATATGTTCATTTGAGAGGATTTGTAAAAAATGGGACTGCTACTGATTCAGTCCAGATATTCGCACTTCCAGCTGGATATAGGGCCAGTGGAACACTCCACATGCAGGCAGCCGGGTCGGTTGGTAACGGACATATAAAAATAACTACCACAGGTGTATCATACGGAGCAGGAACAGGTAACGGTTGGTTAAGCTTTGAGGGTATTACCTTCTTGGCGGAGAATTAAAATGGCAGAGACAAAAACAACAAAGAATGAATTTCATCCAGACTATTTCACGGTTCTTACGGCTACCGGATCTGGATCTGTCGGTAATACTGGAACTGAGTGGAATGTGGCTCTGACTGCAGTCCCTAATAGCACTACAGCAACATTTACTCCATCAGTGAATTGTAAAGCTATATTTGATTTTAATATTTGCATACAAAACGGAGCAGGAGAGATAGATACGGGAGTAGCATTCCGGTCAAAGGTTGGGGCTGGAGCTTGGTCTGCATGGACCACTGCTGGACTTGATACTGGTGCTGGAGTTAATAATATCATGGCATCAGGAGCTTTCGCATACAGGGCACAAACAGGAATGAATTCCCTAAGTCTAACGGCTGGGACATCTTATGAATTTAGGGTAGGGCTTGGTTCTGGAACGGGGACATTCACCATTAATGGTGTCGCATTAAGAGTAATAATTTTACCGAGGTAAATATGGCAATAAATAAAGTATCAAATCAAGTTCAGAAACACGGAGTGCTACAAGTGGTAACGGCATACGGTGTTGACTCAACCGCTACTTCTAGTGCGTCATTTGTTGACTGTCCGAATATGACAGTTACTCTAAATAATGTTAGGGCCGGTTCAAAGATACTTATACAGGTTGATGGGGTTATGCGTCACTACGGTGGAGCAGGGAACTTCACTTATGGTCAACTGCTAAGAGATGGCGGATCTATGACCGCTAGCACCAAGGGTCTTACCATAACGAATGTATCCTCTTACTCTCCGTTTACTATGATGGCATATCAAGATAATGAGACTGCTGGGACGCATACATACAAGCTACAATGGAGGGTAGACGCTGGATCTTGTGATGCTTATGGCGTTCCTATGATGGTAGTAATGGAGATAGCCCAGTAATGTTTAATTCTGGAGTATTTAATGGATTCCTCTATAACGGAGGCAAAGGCGCAGGTGAAACTACCTACGCTCCCGACTTCCCTATGGGCGGAAACATTATTCTGCCAGAAACTAAGATAGATACTGTGACGCGAAAACTCCAAAGTAGCGTCACACTTGATAAACTGAAACATGATATAGAGAGTAAAGACTTCACGATAGGCACTAAATCTGACAAAGCGAGGATGTAATGGCTAAGACAGACTCGGGAAGGCTCAATGTCGGAACTAATATCCAAAGCGATTCAACTCAGCATTACTCCGGACACGGGTCTGATGCTTCTTGGAATGCTTGGGAACTAAATAATAATGATAGTTCGTATACATATTCTAACGATAGTTATTATTCTGGAACTACCTTTTGGGTCCCATTCACCCTTCCAGCTGCTAAAAGGATCATAGGATTCAAACTAAGCGCATGGTCATCTACCGGTGACTCATCTCAGACTATGAGAGGTTATTTTAGGATTAAAATATCATTAAATAATGGGACTACTTGGTCTGATTGGATAGGGTGGAGCACTACATCTTGGTATGATAATGAAATAGCTATTTATTCATACGCTAATGAGAGCACATGGGGGCTAGGGTCTAATCTGACATCTGTTCATGCTTCTGGGATCCAAATGAGACTTGAGCAGTATTCTGGTGGGCCTACATATTATGACTCAGGAACAACTTATTTAGACTTTGGTGTCAGATATATAGACTATCCTACCAAAACATGCCAAATGGACGCTGATCTGATGAAAGTCCAGACTAAAACGGCCCAAATGGACGCTGATCTATGGAAAGTTCAGACAAAAACAGCTCAAATGGACGGGTTGATATATAAAACAATGACACTTCAGGCTCAAATGGACGCTAAACTTCAGAAAACTGGCACAATAGATATAAGAATGAGCGCCGATTTGATGGGAACTAGGACCCTTCAGGCCTCTATGGACGGGATGATGGTAAAAGAGCGTTTAATGCCAGTTTCTATGAGTGGCCTGCTCTATAAAGAGCGCACAATGGACGCCTCTATGGACGCTTGGATAGTCTGGACCAAAATCAAGACTGCTACTATGGACGCCAATCTATATCGCAAGGAAACAGTAGACATCTCACTCGATGTAGATAAAACAGTCCCTAAGTATGGAATAGAGAAGAAAATAACCCACCCGGAGGTAAATTCTAAGGACGATAAGCCAAAGGTATCGATTGATAGTGACACTATAAAAATGGTATAATATATAGAGGAGAAATTATGATTCTAACAGCCAAACATCCAGATCTTAACAATGAGAAGTCCTATTTATCTACAGCGGTTGCCGCTGGAGCTACTTCTACGCCTCTAAAGAGTGCAGTAGGGATCGCGGTTGATAATTACATAGTCATAGGTAATCCCGGTCAGGAAAAGACTGAGATTGTCCTTCTAACTGGTAAATCAGGGAATACAGTCTCTCACGCTGCTTTAGCCTTCGGCCATAGCGTAGATGCACCGGTATTCGTTATTAAATACAATAAAGTCCGTTTCTATGAGTCAGATACAGCTACTGGAACATATACGCTAGTCACAACCGTTGACCTAGATATAGATAATGACCAAACTAAATACGATTATACAGCCGGTTCTGAAGACAAATACTACAAAGCTGCTTACTATAACGCAGAATTAGATATTGAATCTACAATGAGCGACCCTCTTGTTGGATCAGGATACACTCCTCTATCAGTCGCTAAGATGATTGAAGGAGTCCGCACTCTCGTAGGTGAAGTGCCAACTGACGATGAGATTATCTCTCTTCTAAACCTAGCAGAGCAGACAGTCTATGATTACCGAGATAAGTGGTATTTCGCCAAAGAGCGTAAAACTTATAATGTAACTGCCGATACCTCAAGATACCCACTTCCTACTGACTTCAAGATGAGTTCTAGGGAGGTTTATAATGACCAGAGGTTCTATGACGAAGACGATGTTGAGATTACTACATCAAGGATAGTATCTCCACTACAGCGCCGTGACTACAACGCTTATATGACAGATTACTTCTTGGCAGATCCTTCTGACACGATTGCTATCTATACTATAGATGAAGCCTCTGAAGAGCTAATAATCAGCCCTACTCCTATCACTACAAACGGGACTATCGAGTTCGGTTATTGGGCTGGCCCATCTATCCTCAGAGAATACACTGATGTTACTAAGGTCCCTTCAGTCAAATTCCATGTATTCTTTACAGCATCAAAGATCGAGGCGTCCAAGAAGAATACTGAGCAATCTAAACTTTACTGGAATGAATCACAGGACGCACTAAGGAGCCTAGGTAATAAGCGCTATAGCGGCAACCAGTCATTCGGAGTAGCTTAAATGGAAAAATCATATCTGAATCAAACTGAGGGGATCAACCGATCGGCTTCTAAGCATTTGATGAAACCGGGAGAGCTGAAACACTCCACTAACACTGACTTCAAAAAGGTCGGTGTTCTTGGAAAGCGCCCCGGAATGACTTTATATTGGGATACGGGTGTAGCAGCTGCAGTAAAGCACATAAAACAGGTTGGTGACGAGGTATATGCTGTTGTCGGGACTGAACTCCATAATAAGAACCACGGTAAGGTGTCTGGAGCGGCCGTAGTAGGCGATAATGAGCCACAGGTAATAGACGACTATCTAATGGTAGTTGATTCTTCTAGGGCCGTTAAATCAGTAATTCACACCAGTGGCGGCGTTACTTATGACGCAATCGTAAATACAAAGGGCGCACCGGTATGCGACTTCCTAAAGATGTCTAAAAGTGCCATGTATGCGTTCGATAAGGTCAAAAATAGGGTCTATAAATCGTCTACTCAGAACAGAATTATAGCCAAAATAGTCGGTGATCATGAAGCCTCCGCAGTTACTATAAATGTCACTGCTACTAAATATATGCGCGTAAACGATGTTTTAGAGGTATACGGGCCAAAAGAGGACAATCCTAAGTATATTTTGCCAATATCAGAGATAAAAGGCCTAACATCGTTCAAAATAGCTTCAGGATTAGCCATGATGTCAGCAGTTACCTTCACTGGAGCTGGATTAGATGACGAGGTTATCACTGGAAGCGCATATACAGGAACCTATCGCAAGGTATATGAGGTTGAAGTTGTAGCCGGTGGAGCTGGGACAAACACCTTCAAATGGAGGACTATTTATGGTCCAAACGAGAGCTTAACTACGACTGCTTGGTCTAGTAATGTTAATATGGCCACCACTGATATAACCCTAGAATTAGGCGTAAAGATCAAGTGGACGGCAGTTACTGGACATACAGCAGGTAATAAGTGGTCATGGATACAAACTCCGGGACGACTCGTCTCTGGTGATGAGATATTCTACCAGAACTACCATACAACTGACCAAATTATGTGGAATGTAGACGATAACTATGGTGACTTCTTCTTGGTAAACAATGTCATCGGAGCCGCCGATCAAATGGGAACTCTACTTATCGTAGGTGAGACAGAATGCCACAGATACGCTGATAACAGATTAGATAGAATCGCCGGATACGGGACTAGATCCCCTAAAACTATCACTACCATGGGTAAAATGGTCATATTCGCCAATGAAAAGAACATCATCGCCGTTGACGGGAATGGTGGCTACCCTATCAGTAATAAGGTTGAACCTTATTTACTTGGAATGAGCTCGGGGAATATCCTCGGAATGTGCGCTGGTGGCTCAGAAGAGAGCGGTATTTACCGGGTTTACATAGGTGATACGACCGAAAAATCACTACAAAAGGCCGAGATTATAGCCGATACGAACAACTATAAATGCGACACAGCCTCCGGACGAGAGATTACTTGCTATTCAGAGATAGTCATAAACGGGTCCAGAGATCAATATGTAGGGGACTCTACGGGCAAGATATACAAGCTCAATGACGGCACTAGCGACAATGGCGCTGAAATAGCATGGTCTATTGAGACTAAAGACGATGAGATGGACGAGCCAGCAAAGATTAAACTCTGGAAGCGCGTTACCTTCTTTACCGTCCCCGGAACTGTTTTATCAGCTTCTTGCTCAATAGATTCTGGAGATCCTATCCCTCTTGGTGAGATTAGTGGACAAGTAACTCATTTTGACTTAACCGACCTCCCTAGAGGAGTAACTATATCCTTCCTGCTTAACGAGGTTTCAGCGGATTCATTCCCGGGATATGAAGGTTATGCTCTTGTAGGTCTTATAGATCAGGAGGCGTAATGGCCGAACAAGCTACCCCCGAAACATACGAAGACTATGGTTATGATAATAAGATGATGAAGAGCGACCAGAAGGGAAAGACCTCTTTTGCCGCTGATTCAGCCATGAATTTCTCAGGCTTTAGTGCCGGAGTTATTTCTGGTGGAGATATTACCGGTGATCTAGTGCTTACTTCAGGACGAATTATCATTAAAGATGATTCAGGTGGAGAAGCCGTGGTCTTGAACAATATGGGTGTGAACATTAACAACGGCATGATTACCATGGACCGATACGGTATAGTCATGAATGACGGAACGAACGATAGAGTTCTGATAGGATACCAGAAAGACGGGTTCTAATGGGACAGAGTTACGGCGTTAAAATATCTAATGAGGGTAAAGACGCTCGTAGATCTCTTATATCAGATATGAGTTTTACCTCCGGTGAGAACACCTTCAGGGTCATAAATAAGGGATCTCTTGTCGCTACCTTTGCTCAGGATTCTTATGAGGCATTTGGCCCTACTGTTCAGGCTGGAGTTCTAGGTAAATCTGGATCTCCTAATCTTGGAGAGAGTTTCCCTACATCCACTATCCATATCATTGGATTCTTGGACTTTGGAGAAGGTCCTTACGGAATACCGGCCATAGGTAGTTTCTTGACAAGATATATAGGTGGTCAGGGTTGGTTCTATCCAATGGCGGCTATATTCGGTGCTAACATACAGTTTCAAGCATGGAGAACATCTAATACTGCTGATCAATGGGGAGGGACATATCCCGGACCATTTAGCGTTACCTTCTATTACTATATAATTTGCGTTACCGCAGATGACGGAGCTGAATACTAATGCCTGAGAGCTATGGAATAAAAATATCTAAAGAGGGACACAAGGTAAGGGACGGTAGATACCTTGTAAACTATAATCCATATTGGGATCCAGATGGACCTGATAAGTTTTATATTAATACTTTTGGAGACGATTTAGTCCTCAGCAGTAGTGATTTCCTTCTGAAGGTAAAAACAGTGGTAAACGGATATGTAGACATTCCCTATGCCAACCCGGGATTCTCATTCTCAAATACGATTACAATATCTACCGGGACTTCTGGAGTTCTGAACATGAAGGCATTCTATAGCCTAGATGATACAAACTGGTATCCGATTGATGATAGAAACCCGGCCTCCCCATACGATCAGCTAGGTGTAGCGTGTAATTCACTAGACGGGAGAGTAGAGGCTTGGGCCGTTGACTGGACATGGGGAGTAGCCTCCGCTAGAAGAGTTTATATAAGAGCGGTTTTATATTATGATAGGATGGACTGATGTCTAATTACGGAGTAAAAGTATCTAAAGTAGGCAAGAATGTTAAAACGGCAGCTAATTCTGATTTAACATACAAATCTTCTGTTCAGTCATCTAGAATCCAGATGGTAGTTAATAATCAGATAACTATCCCCGCAGGCTCTAGCTCTGGAACAGTCACTATCTCTCATGGCCTCGGGTATACGCCAGTGGTATATGCTGAAGTTATGAAGAGTCAGGTTCTACCAACGCCTTCTTATGGGACTGATTATATCGCTTGTCACTTCTACGCAAATAATTCTAGCGTGGTCATAAAGATGAGGATAGCCGGAATCTACATAACTTATGGAGCTTCTAATAATTTCAATGTTTGTATAATGAAAGATAGATTAAAGTAAGGAGAACTATGAAAGTATTCTTTAACAAAGAAAACGGAGACCTTTTGGGGACAATCGATGGTGACGGAGAAGGAATGTCTATGGAAATAGACGGGATCGTTCTAGAGTCGATGATTATACCAGATGACTCTCTGGACTCAGCTACCGATGAATACAGGGTAACTGACGGCAAGGTTCACAAAAAGCCAGAAGAGGAAAGGGTCAAAATCAAGAGGACTCGAGAAGAAGTCTTAGCTATCGGTGATAGCATCAAGGCGGATAGAGCCGCTAAAATAGCAAAAGTGAAGGATAAGAAGATCAGCGACAAAGAAAAGGTTGAGATACTTATCGATTTGTTATCTTAAAAATGGTATAATATATATAGATAATCGTGTTCGGCAGAAACAGGATTAACGAATGCCAATTACAGTTAAATCTGGTGACACCCTCTGGGGCATAGCGCAACGGTTATGGGGGAACGGATCCTACTATACTAGATTAAAGGGTTTCAAGTCAGGGAATCCTAATTTAATATATCCGGGCGAAGTTATTACTTGGGACGGTGATACTGGTGCTGGTGGAGCTTCTGCTCCTACTTCAACTGCTCCTGCTGGCCCTACTCCAGAACAGATTGCTGCTAAGGAAGAGGAAGACAAATATAACGGAGTTATCGCTGACTACGACCTTCTCAAGAAGGACTGGAAGAATATCATCGATCCTACTGATGTCGCCGGTAATGAGCTCTACTCTAAATTTTTAGATACACTTACAAACAATCCAAACCTAGATCCATATTACGCTCAGAGATTAGCTGATGGAGTAGCCGGTCCTTCTCAGGAAGCCACCCTTCAGGAACTTCTAGCTAACCCTACGCTCAAGAACGCTCTCGGACCTAAATGGCTAGAGCTTTTGGGAACGGTTGCCGCTAACGCTAATGATAACGAGCTTAATGCTACTTCTGCTGCTCACGCTAGAGCTTATCTAGGTCAGGCCGCTAATCTTGAGAACTCAACAATGACGGGCCTAGACGAGGCCGCTAAGACATTCGCTGATAATGGTATTCGTGGTGGTATGAGAAACGCCGGAGTCAATGAGGTTAGGGAGAAGGGCGCAGGCGCTTCTGCTAATATGAACTCAGGTGAGGCTGACTGGAGACGAGGATACAAGGCAGATAATAAGACTAAGATACAGGGATACGCTTCTAGCCAGAGAGAAACTATCAAGAATAACGACTGGAATACCCTTTGGGCTAATTCTGGAATTAATAACGCTGATCTACGAAATAAATTCTTGGGTTCGGGCGGTTACGCTGAAACTAACTGGACATAAGGAGGACTATGGCACTATCTGATACATATATGAGTGACTACCAATCAGCGATACAGCAGGTTCAAGATGCTATCGCCTCTTGGAATGAGGGAGCAACCTCAAAAGGGTTGAATGACGCCGTTGGAAATCACAAGGGAATCACTGACGCTCAGGGCAAGAACATTGTCGAGCAGCGCGGTATTATTAATAGTTACTTAAATCCAAATAGCGGTTATACCAAGGGTCTTACCCTTGAACAACAGATGAAGCTTCAGAATATAGATATGGGCGGAGCACAAAAAGAAGGTTCTCGTTACGGAGCTATGTATGACGCTAGGACAAAGGACATCGCCGGAATGATCGCCAAGCTCAAAGAGCAGTGGCAGACTAAGGTTGATGCAGCTAAAGCCGCTCAAGACGCCAAGAAGGGTCTATATGACATGCAGTTCGGTAAAGAGAGGCTTGACGCTGAGAACGCTAACGCCGCAGCTGCTCGCGCCGCTACTATTGCTGCAGCTCAGATAAGCGCTCCAAAGAGTCCTTCATTCGATTCTCAATTATTCAAGAATGTAGATAATATGGCTAGTTTAATGGTTAATAAGTATAGAGACTCCGGACAAGGAATCTGGAATCACAACATCAGAGAACAGATCGCCGCCGCACTTGGTGGAGGAGATCCTACGACTATTGCAGCAATTAACGGATACCTGAAAAACGGTTTCGAGAATAATTACTAAGATGACTACAGAAGAAATATTAGCCTTACTACAGGCACAAGCAGCAAAAACACAGCCGATTCAAAACGCAAATAATCAGCCTATGTTAGATATGATTAATGCTAACAAAGCTGAGTTACAACCTATTGTGGACCAGATTACCGCCTCTAAGCAGAACATGGCTAACACTGAGGCGAACTACCTTGACTATGGTAATCCTACTTCTGCCGGAGACGGAATGACTATGGGAGAGAGATTGATCGCTAGAGAGTCTGCTACCATGCCAGATAGACTCAGCTCAATCCAAAACGGTCTAAATGTGGCAGAAAGAACAATAACTCCAAACGCCGCTCTAGGATTCTACAATTCAGATCTAGCAGGACAACTTGAAGGAGCTAAGGCCGGAATCTCTGGAACTATCGGTCTAGGAGACATGCAGGAGTCTAAAAACGATTTAGAAGCTAAGATGGCCAATGCCGCAGCTGATCGTGCTGCAAGCGCTACAGCCGCCTCTATAAAGGCCAAAGCAGCCGCTGACGCAGAGAGAAGCAAATCAGCCGAAGCTATGACTAAATATGTTTTAGACGAAATGGCCAAGGGAACGATGACGGCTGATCAAGGACAAAGTATCATTAAAACTTATATACCAGAAGCTAGTGACGACAAGATTAGTATGTTACTAGGAAGACCAGCTAACTTCGAAGGATCAGCTCAAAACTGGTATGATTTTACACCTATGAGTGAAGAGGAGAAAAACAAGAAGAAAGCCACAGGAGCTATCAACGGTCTCATAACCGGAAATATGTGGGGGAACTAAATGAGTTTTCTC